CTGTTCGACACCGAGATCATCGACACCCACAACGGGCACGACAACGTCACCAACAACGACCGGTGGGTCTGTCCGTCTGGCTGGGACGGCTACTACTTCATCTCCGGATCGGTCTTCTTGGCCTCTGGTGCCGCCGGCGTCCGGGTGGTCTGGCTGCGAAAGAACGCCGCGTCGGAGATCCCTGGCTCCGTGAACCGGCGGACTCCGTGGACCGGTGGCGACGGTGACGGTCTGGTGTGTGGCACCTGCGTCGTCTTCTTGACGGCGGGGGACTACGTGACGTTGCGCGTCATCCACACCCAAGGCGCAGCGGTCAACACCTTGGCCTCGGGCCAGTACGTGTCCGGTCTCAACATCGGTTTCTTGCGGTTCTGATGCCGCGATCACCATTTCTACGAAAGGAGCGGGGATGACCCGCAGGTCCGCAGTGATGGAAGCCGAGCACCGCGGTCTGCCGTCCGCTGCCGCTCGGATCGCAATTCGCGCCGCCGACAAGGACGCAGACGGTGAGCGCTTCGTCGGGCACGCCGCCGTCTTCGATGTCCGCACCTCGATCGGCAACCCGCTCAAGTGGGGCTTCTACGAGGAGCTGGCGAGCGGCGCCTTCACCAAGACGCTCAAGGAGTGCGACGCCCGGTTCCTGCTCGACCACGACAGCTACTACGTGGTCAGTCGGATGACGGCCAACACCCTGACGCTCAAGGAGGACAAGGTCGGCCTGGCCGTCGACTCCGACCTCGACGTCAACCTGTCCTACGTCAAGGACCTGAAGGCGAACGTCCGCAACGGCAACATCACCGGGATGTCGTTCGGCTTCTACGTGGTCAAGGACCAGTGGAGCACCGAAGAGGTCGAGGTCTCGGGCTCTAAGGAGCCGATCGAGGTAGAGGTCCGCCGGATTCTGGAGGTGCGCCTCGTCGAGGTCAGCGCCGTCACCTTCCCGGCCTACGACGCCACCGATGCCGGGCTGCGCGATGTCACCCGCACGCTGCGCGGTCGCGGCGACCCGGACGCGATCAAGCGCCGCATCGAGTTCCGCCCGGAGCTGGCGGAGCTGCTCGACGAGATCCCGCGTCGCAAGGCGTCCACTGTGGAGCAGTCCACTGTGGAAGACGATGTTGTAGAGTCCACCCCAGAGGAGCCGGGTGAGTCCACTCCTCGTTCTCAGAGCGACAGCGACACCGAAGACGAGAGCACCGAGCCGGCAGAGACCACTCGGATCGCGCCTTCCGACGAGCTGATGGCTGCGGCACGCCTGCGCGTCCTTCGGACGCGGCTACGCCGCCCGGTCGCCGCCTGAATCACCTCCCCGGCAGCACACCCGTTCTTGCGCGCGGTGTTGCCCCCAACCTCTGCGAGGAGAACGCAATGAGCGTGATGCTGCGCGACAAGATCGACCAGCAGAACCGCCTCTGGCACCGCATGCAGGAGATCCAGCGTGCGGCCCTGGAGGGGAACCGCGACTGGACCGCCGAGGAGCGGACCAACTGGGACGCCGCCGACGCCGAGATCACCACGGTCTCGGAGGACATCGAGCGCCTGGAGCGGATGGCCAACCTGGAGTCCGTCGACTACGGCCAGGCCCGCCAGGGCACCGGCGCCGACGCGCCCGCGAGCGCCCCCGACACCGACGAGGCCCGCGCGGAGGCCTACGACCAGGCGTTCGGCCGCTGGATTCGCGGCGGCATGGACTACTGCACCAGCGAGCAGCGCCAGCTCATGGCCAGCAACGCGGCCGTGGGTGAGCAGCGCGCCTACCAGGGCATCACCACGCCCTCCCTCGGTGGCTACCTGGTTCCGGCCGGCTTCCGCAACACCATGACCGAGACGCTCAAGGCGTTCGGTGGCCTGATCAACTTCGCCAACGTCATCCAGACCGAGACCGGCAACCCGCTGAGCTGGCCGACCAACGATGACACCGGCAACATCGGCGCGATTCTCAACGAGAACACGCAGATCACCGAGCAGGAGGCGACCTTCGGCACGAAGGCCGTCGGGGCGTACACCTACACCTCGAAGCTCGTCCGGGTGTCCCTGCAGCTGCTGCAGGACAACGTGTTCGACCTGGACAACTGGCTGCCGCGCAAGCTCGGCGAGCGCATCGGCCGCGCTGTTGCGAACGACCTCGTGAACGGCACCGGCGTGGGTCAGCCCACCGGCGCGCTGCCCACCTCGGTGAACGGTGCCACGGTCTCCGCGGCGAACTTCATCGACTACGACGGCGGCGCCGGCGGCCACCTGGGCTACAACGCCCTGGTCGACCTGGAGCACTCCATCGACCCGGCCTACCGGGCCCTCGGCGACACCCGCTACCTCTTCTCGGACAGCACCCTGAAGATCCTGCGGAAGTACGTCGACACCCCCCTGCGCCCGATCTGGAACCCGGTCCCCGTCATGGGTCAGCCGGCCACGATCAACGGCCAGCCGTACTCCATCGACCAGGCCATGCCGGCCGCGACGGGCACCAACAAGCCCATCCTGTTCGGCAACTTCAACGCCGGTTTCCTGGTGCGGCAGGCACTCGACGTCCAGGCCGTGCGGCTCACCGAGCGCTACGCCGACTTCTTGCAGGTCGGCTACTTCGGCTTCATGCGGATCGACTCCGTGCCGGATGACACCGCCGCGTACAAGCACCTCGTCCTGACCTGATCGACCTCTCTCGGCCCGGGGCCCAGTGACCACCGGCCCCGGGCCGGGCCCACACCCATCTCAGAGAGGAAGATCATGGGTGCTCGCGACCTTTTGGGCGGGGTAATCGTCCTCGCTTCGTCCAGCCAGGTGATCGCCGCCAACGCGACGACCAACTTCAACTTCGGCAGCCCGACCGACATCTACCTGCCGACCGTCGGCAGCAACGCCTTCGTGAGCGGGTGCCGGCTGCTGCTGGTGCTCTCGGACGTCCGCGCTGCCGGCACGACTAGCACGCTCGGCTACACCGTCCAGGACGCGCCTGACCTCGCGGGTTCGATCGACACCGGCAACCTGGCCGCTGCCCTCGTTGACGGCACCTCGCTGACCGGCACCGCCGCCGCCGCCCACCGCAAGGCGGTCGGCATCGCCGTGCAGACCGGTCGGCCCTGGCTGCGCGTCGCTGCCGTGCATGCCGGCGGCGGCACTGACTCCTACCAGTGCCACGCGACGCTGCTGGCGTTCCCGGGAGGTCTGTGAGCATGCAGGTCCGCTGGACGGACGGACTCAAGGCGGGCGAGGTAGCTGACGTCGAGGACTCCGTCGCTCACGCCTATCTCAACTCGGGCAAGGCCGAAGTCGTCGAGGTTGCCGAGGTCGCCGACGCCAAGGAGACCCCGGAGCGGCCCAAGCGCCGCCGGCGCACACAGCCTGCACAGCAGCAGGTCGAGACCCGCTGACCTCCTGGCGGCTCGGGGCCGATGGACCCCGACCCGGAGGCCTCGGGCCGTCAGGAGCCCTCACTCGAAGGGAGCACCGTGCCTTGGAAGCCGAACTACGCCACAGCGACTGAGCTGGGTGAGTACGTCCGCGTGATGGACACGCAGGACGACGTGGAGATGGCTTCTGCGGTCGCGGCTGCCTCCCGCGCTGTCGACCAGTACTGCGGTCGCCAGTTCGGCCACCTGGACTCGGTGGGCACCTGGTACTACACGCCCTGGTGGGACACCACCGGCCAGCGCTGGGTAGCCGACATCGAAGATCTGATGACGACCACCAGCCTGGTCGTCGAGGTCAGCGTCGATGGGGCCACCTTCTCCACGCTCACCTCCAACGACTTCGCCCTGCGACCGGTGAATGCCATGATCAACGGCGAGCCGTGGACTGAGCTGCACCTCCTGCCGAGCGGGGGCTTCGCGCCGGGGGTCGGCTCGGACGCCAACGTGGCCGTCTCCGGCCTCTTCGGCTGGGCCGCGGTCCCGGAGGGGATCAAGTACGCCACCCTGCTGCAGGCCTCCCGCTACCTATCCCGTCGGGACTCGCCCTACGGGATCGCCGGCTCGCCGCCGCGCCGTGACTCGGGATCGGGCATCTCGGTGGCAGCCAAGGAACTCAAGATCTTGAACCGGGTCGACCCGGACGTCGCCGACTCCCTTGAGGCATACCGCCGCTACTGGTGGGCCGCGTGACCGCCACTACGCCGCTGTCCGCGGCTCCCAGACGAGGGGATAGCAATGTCCGGTTCTGACGTCCAGTTCAACGTCGCCAAGGGCTTCATCGGCCAGTACTTCAACAACGTCGACACGGCGACCCCGACCAACTCGGGGATCATCGTGGTGCCGCTGATGACCACCGGCCTGGTCGCCGACTCCGTGCTCATCGACTACACCGACCTGCTGACGCTGCTCGCTGGCGCCTCCGACGAGCAGACCACGATGGGCCGCAAGACCCTGACCGGTGCCTCGATCACCCAGACGCTGAGCCAGGCGAGCGACTACTGGTCGGTCACCTTCAGCCCGATCACCTGGACCGCGGCCGGCGGCGTGCCCTGCGCCAAGCTGCTGTTCTGCTACGACGCGGACACCACCACCGGCACCGACTCCGCGGTGATCCCGCTGCTGGCCTACAGCTTCGACGCCACGCCCGACGGCTCGGACATCGTCGTGTCGCCGCACGCCAACGGCCTGATCCGCTTCTCCTGATCAAGACCTCCTAGGAGGAGCGTCATATGTCGTACATCGCCTGGAACGGGCCGATGCAGACCACGGCGGCCTTTGCCAAGGTCACCACGGGCACTGCGATCAAGACCCTCCAGCAGCTGTCCACCCCGGCCACCCGCCAGATGAAGATCATCGAGTGGGGCTTCTCGCTGGATTCGGCACCGGCCACCACCGGCGTCGGCCAGGTCGAGTTGATCCAGACCGACGTGGCGGCCACCGTCGTGGCCTACATCGCGTCCGGCATCCAGAACCTGGACCCGAACGGCACCGCCTCGCTGCTCACCCTAGGCACCGCGAACTCCGGCTACACCGCCTCGGCCGAGGGCACCACCGCGGCGTCCCGGTCCTTCGATGCCCAGGAGGTCGCGGGCGTCTCCAACGGCTCGGACCCGATCAACTACACCCGGACATTCATGCCGGGCTACCAGCCGATCGTGGCCGTCTCGAAGTTCCTCCGCGTCCGGGTCACCTTCTCGGCAGCGGTCAACATGATCACCTTCGTCATCTGGGACGAGATCTAAGCCCATGTCGCACCGGCAGTTGACCCTCGCGGGGCTGGGCATTGCCCAGCGGGTGGCTGCTCTCGTGTCGCGGAGCCCGCTGCGGCAGGGCAGGCACGTGCCGCTGGGCACCTCGCCGGCCCCGTGGGGCGCGCCGACGACCCCGGACGGTGGCGACAGCTCTACGTGGTCTGGCTGGGGCCTGCAACCCTGGGGCACTAGCCACTGGGGCGGCGAGTACCCGATCGCCCTGGGCACGGTCACCGGTGCGACGACGCTCTACTCCGTCAGCCGGGCGAAGAACTACACGCTGGGCGCGATCACCGCCACGGCTACCACCAACGCGGTCAGCT